CTTGATGTCGGCGATGTGGTCGAGTATGGCGGCGACAAGTGGATCGTGTATCCTTGGTTAAGAAAGGATGCTACAGACCGAAACGCTGAAAGAAGTGATACGTTAACGCTACATTCAGGAACATTCGGCTGGGCGATTCGATACACAGGGGCATGATAGATGGCGGGAATTATCGGACAGGATGCGCATAATGTTGTAGGTTTTGAAGTTAACCCATATCTATCTACCGATTTGGGCAAGATGGGGCTGGGCAGTCCGTTTAATCCTGTACCCGTCAGCGCATCATCAAGTGACAGCCTGCCGCTTTCTAGATATAGACTTGCCACGACTAATGCGTGGCAGGTGTCAGGACAGGCTGCGGGGCGTTTTTTTGATGATTATTACAACCGAATTCACCTAGATCCAACCCGCATTGATTTGCAAACTATAGCATCAACTCAGACGCGAACCGTTTTCTTGTGGAATGCCTACACAGATCAAAACACCAACATAGACGGGATACTCATCAGCCAGCCCGATGGTATTGAGATATCAGGGCAGTCTGTGCCGTACAGTATGCCGCCACTTAAAGGGCTGGAGTATCAGATCTCGGTGGGCGTATCGGGCGCGCCAAGCATAAATACAGAAATTCAGTTTGACTTCACTAACGTGACCAACCCGCCAGCACTGCTCATTACTGGCAGCCGTGCGGTTAAGTTGGCGAACGTGCCAGAAGTGCCCGTGGTAGAAACGTGGGAATGGTTGAGTGATAACATTGTTTCGGTGGATGGCAGCGAGCAGAGAATAGCATTGCGCGGTGAAACGCCACGATCATCAATGCAACTCAATATTACCGTGGATAAGACTCAGGACGCCCGAACCTTTTACGCCGATATTATGGCGGCAGGTGGTCGTTTGTGGGTTCCAGAGTACCAGTACTCAACTCGCACCACGGACAGCAGTCAGCTCGGTGGCTTTGATCTGCACTTTAACAACAACAGGACAGACGTCAGGGCTGGCGAGTACGTCCTAGTCACAACGCCAGACAATAGCGAGCTTATCGAAGTTGCAACCATTGAACCTTATGGCGCAACCGTAACCGCCGCCTTAAAGTTTGATATACCAAAAAACTCTTTGGTTACATCAGGCAGCACGGCAATCGTAGATGATAATGCTACCGTAAGCCGTTACTCGGTGGATAATGTCGCAAACATGCAAGTTACCGCCAACCTAGTGCGTGACAGGGTAACGCTAACCAGACCGCAAGCTGACGTGGCGTTGTCTTACTTCCTTGATGACCCAATACTGGACAAGCGACCACTAGCGAATGATCTTGTGGGTGATTCGATATCCACTGGACAAATAACGCTGGACAATGGCGTGGGAACTCAGGACGCGCTTACCCGATGGGAATACGCGCGCCTAATTAGCACGCGAGAATACAAAGTAGACCGCATGTATCAACCAGAACAAATGGATTGGTGGAAGGCTGTCTTTGCTCATGCTCGTGGGCAAGCCAGAAAGTTTTGGGTTCCGACCTATAGATCGGATCTGGAGCTTAGGGAAGAACCGAACGACAACGCGAGCGCTTACATACTAAGCGGCGCAACGTACGCAAACAAAGTTTACCCTATCATTACGCACCGACACATTGAGATCGAAACAGCAGCAGGAATACACAGGGCAACGGTAATCGGAGCGTCTGCAAATGATGACTTGGATTACTCCACTATCGGCATTAGCCCGCCTGTACCAGAGGGCGAAGATTGGATGGATGTTAAGCGCATCTCTTACCTGCTCCCGATGAGACTTGCGAGTGACGTTGTAATATGGAATCACTACGGGCTAGAATCAATTCTGGAACTATCACTTAGAACAGCGGAGCCGTAAGCATGGCAGAATATGACGATCACGAAACCAGCATCAGCAATAGCGCGCCCTATGAGCTGTACGAATGGATCGGCACGTATCGAAATTATTACATGACGTCCGATGTTATAGCGCATGAATTCAACAGTCGGCAGTACATGCCAGTGGCTGGGCTGGAGCGTAGCGCGCTATCTGTTGGCACGCACGCCGATGACGGGATAGATATTACCGTACAAATACCCATTGGCGAGCAGATAGTAAAGGATTACGCCTTCCAGACAACACCGCCATCACTGGAGCTAACGATCTACCGCTTTCAGCGAGACACCGAAGAATACGCCGCTTACTGGAAAGGTAAAGTAGCATCAATCTCGACCAGTGATGAGTTTGCTACGTTTAGGTCGCCTAGCAAATTCGGTTCCATGCTTTCGGGTAATATCCCTAGCGTATTTATCCAACCGCCATGTAATAACGTGCTCTTTGATGAGTTGTGTAAGGTGGGGCGCGTTGCTAACTCGCTGGACACTAGCGTGGCGTCCGTATCGGGCAATGTTGTAACTATCCCATCACTAGGTGGGTTTGCTAGTGATTGGTTTGTGGGTGGTGAAATAGCCGTTTCCGCACGTAATGAACGGCGCATGATCGTGGCGCAAGACGGTGTTAACCTTACCGTAAATTACGCATTCAGCAACCTATCCGAAGGAACAGCCATACAGGTAACGGCGGGATGTGATCACTCGTTTACTAGCCCCAACGGTTGCCCGAAATTTAACAACCAAAAAACTTTGGCGGCTGTCCATATGTGCCAGGCGAATCAAATAACATTTTCCAAGGTGGAGTGATTTAATTATGTGGATTGCCGTTGTCTTTGTTGCTGCTCTCTTTTTGATGGCGGCGTTAATGCCTAAACCTAATATCGAAAACGCCAGAGCCGCCAAGCTCGGCGATCTCCAGTTTCCGCGTTCAAAGTACGGCGACCCATTGCCCGTCATGTGGGGAACGGTACGGCAGAAGTCACCTATTACGTCTTGGTTTGGTGACTTTAAAGCCGTACCCGTCAAAAAGAAGATGAAAACAGGGCTATTCAGTTCTAAGCGTGTAACAGTAGGATACAAGAATTACCTAGGGATTGATTGCGTACTGTGCCTTGGCGAAGGAGTTCGGTTAAGACGGTTTTGGGCGGGTAAGTATCTCGTGTGGGAAGGAAATCAGAGCGAGAACGGCGATATTGTTATTGATAAGCCTAACCTGTTCGGCGGCGATGAAGAGCGCGGCGGGCTGGCGGGCACGATTACGTTCTATAATGGCGGACTTAACCCGCCTCAAGATCCTTATTTGCGGAGCGTGATTGGCGATACCGTGCCCGCTTATAATGGCATTGCTCGTGCTCTCTTTAAGTCGTTTTATATCGGCACGACTACGACACCAGAAGCATTCAGTTTTGAATTGCAACGCATCACGTCAGGATTGCACGCGACTTACTCGGTTATGCCTAACGGTCTGGACGTCAATCCCATGGAAATAGCATATGATGCGATGGTACAAAAATGGGGTAGACTTGGCGATCTATCTGGTGAAATTGATATGCCATCATTTATTGAATGCGCTCGCGTCCTGTATGAAGAAGGCATGGGCATGTCACTGCTCGTGCAGTCACCTATCACGGGCAAAGACTTGCTGGAAGAAGTGATGCGCGTTGCGGATGGCGTCCTGTATCAAGATCCCGCCACTGCAAAGGTTATGGCTAAGCTAATTCGTCAGGATTATGACGTGGATGACCTGCTTGTGCTGGATGCGTCAAACGTGAGCAGCGTGCGTAACTTTCAGAAAACCACGTGGGAAAACACCTTCAACCAGTGCCGTGTTACGTTTAAAGATCGCGCTAGTGATTATGATGATAGCGTTGCCGTTACTCAGGACTTTGCCAATATAAACTTCCAGAATAGGATCAAGTCCACAGAAATATCAATGCCAGCCGTAACCAACAGCGACACCGCCAACAAGGTGGCAGCTCGTCAGTTGTCCATTCTTAACGTGCCGTTGTACAAGTGCGATATAACCGCCAACAGACAAGCGCAAGGTTTGCGCGTTGGTAGTGTGTTTAAGTTAGATTGGTCGCCGTTCGGCATCACTAACATGGTGATGCGCGTTACCAAGATTGATTTTGGTACGCTAACGTCAAATGAGATAAAAATCTCATGCGTACAAGATCGGTTTGCGTCATCTAGTACCACCTTTGCTAATCCAGTACCAACCGAATGGACGCCGATCAATACTGCGCCACAGGTAGTGACAAGCATGAGGATCTGGACGCCGCCAGCCTTTTTATCGCTCGCAAATGATGGCGATAGTCTCGCTCGTCTTAATGAGTACGGTGCGCTGTATGTTTGCGCCTTATCGCCAAGCCCCACGTCTATCGCTTACGATGCCGTAACTAGCCTAGATAACTTTGCATCAACGCCTAACACCTCACTGGAGGATGCACCATATAATGGCGGCGGCACGCTGTTAGATGACTACTCGGCAAGCGTTGCCATGGTAGATCGCCACGACACTAGCGGGACGCTGATTGTTACGGGTATATCTCAAGATGCGCTTGACGCACTTGAGCAGGACAGCACAGGTGGGCAAGCTAGGAATGGCTCGGCGCTGCTCATGATTGGTGATGAGCTTGTCGCCTACGCTGGATATACCAACAACGGCGGCGGACAAGTGACGTTTGAGAACGTTTACCGTGGCGTGCTAGATACCGAACCAGAGGATCACGTTGCAGGTAGTTCGGTTTGGTTTGTATCCAGTGCTGACGGGCTTATGCCTGAATTGCTCCCTATTGGCGAACGTCAGTACACCAAGCTACTGGATAAAGCATCTGGGGGTAAGTTAAGTCTGGACGCCGTTACTTCCGCCTATACTGACGTCACTGACAGAGCAAGCCGACCGCTACCAGTCGCTTACCTTGCTGTTGACGGCTCGCGATCACCATCAGAAATAACGTCTGGCGAGTCCATTAACATAAGCTGGCGAAACAGAAGCAGACTGGATAACTCGATCTACTTTTACAACGATACGCGCAATATTCGCGAGCCGAACACTGAAACCTATGTAAGGTGGACAACAGACGGATCATCATACATTTACACCACCACAACGGGTAGCGATGTCGATATTGACACCACAGGCATGATCGGCGAGTTAACGATTGAAGCCTACACCAGAATGGTCGATGATACATCTAACAGATCAACGGTAACAGATACAATAACCGTCACCATTATGGAATGACAAAAAAGCCCCTATATGGGGCTTTGGTTTATTTTACGTTATCTTTTATGAGTTTCTTGGCGTACATTTCTGCAACTGCGGTAAGTAGGGAATCCAGCGCGGACAATCTAACAACGCCCTGTCTATTCATTTCTTGAAATTCGCCATCTATAAACTTGGCGGAGTAGTGGGATTCCTCGGCTTGCTTTGAATTTTCAAGTAATCCGTCCAAGCTCGAAAAGTCGTAATGGCTACCTATATTTTTGTGGTAGGTAATTTCTACCGTGCCAAAATGCGTACTTACCGTAATTGTGTCATCAAATTGAGTTTTCATTTTTTTCAGTCCTGTTATTGAAATTGCGTCATGGCTATAACCGCCGATCCCGCGATGCTATAAAGTATGGAGCAGACAATTATCATGGGTAGTGGCAGGTTGCTCAGTAGCGTAGCAGTAACAAAGGCAAATATAATCACCAGCAAGACAACCATTAACACGCCTCCCCACGACCCGACCGTAACCATTGCAAATTGTGTATCTCGTGCCAGCCAGTCGTTTGCTTTTCCTTTGGCTTGGTGCTTATCTTATCCTTTTCGGTCAGATACAAGCCCATCATTGTGTAAGTTCCTTCCTTGATGGCTTTATCTTCTGCTCTCGCTTTGGCTTGATCTATCCTGCGCTTGGTCTGGACTCGATCCTTTGTTGATTCAGCCTTGCGCTGACGCGCCCCCTTGGGTCTTAATGCCATGATGCCAGCGACTGCGCTTTTTACCTCATTGTAGCTCATCATGCCTTATCTCCTTATAAGTAACGAATTTTAACTAGTGCGTATGCAGCAACAACAAAACAAGATATGAACGCGATAATGGTTAGGTTTGCTAATAACATAATAATCACCCTGATAGTTAAGTTAATAAGTAGTAGTGCCGTTCCTTGATTTAACTTATAGCACCGATCCCCATTTAAATGGTAGCTCAGGATCTGAACGTTGTGATGGTCATCACAATATAAATTGCACGCAAAAAAACTGGCAAATAAAAGAGCATCAGCTCAATCAGTTGCCAGTCTTGTTGTATTAAATTCTTACTGCCATTGCGTTAACCGTGCCTAGCGTGGTTATATCCAGTGAGTTACGCTTTACAAAATCCTCACTAAATTCGCCCATGTAATGCAGTGGGTACAGGCAATAAATATCGTATCGGCGCTTAGTGTCAGCCTCCACCGCAACGCAATGACGCGCTAGGTTTAACTCGTGAAACGCTCGCCACAATTCCTTTCTTAGGCGCTTGCTCTCGGATAACGCTGTCTGCTTTTGCTTAGCTCCAATATGGCAACCAACAGCGTGAACAAAGTCCGCAATCATTAACTCCCATATACTTTGCGTGGGCAGGTTATATGGAGCCATATCAGATACAAGTGAGGCAAACGCACGATGGTAGCCATTCACCAGGTAGTCGTAAGCCTCCCGTGTGCCCTTTTTGGTAAAATCACTCCCTTTGTAGGTCATTGGTCAGCTCCTTGATTTGATCTGGCGTTAGTGGCTTACCTTTAGCTTGAAATCGTGCAACGGTCGCCTCCAGTGTAATTTTTCCGCCCGCAATGCTGTCTAGGATCTTTGTCTTTGATTGCTGAAACTCAGCATCAGAGCATGATGCGATCTCAATACACGCCACACTAAACGGGACGCGCACAGATCGGCTAATGGCTAACGTGGTGTTGATTCCGCTCTTTTTGATGTCGCTCATGGCTCGGATGTGGATACCGCCCACCTCTTTTCCGCCGTACTTGACGGACGGCTCACAAAACAGCGTTACACTACGACCAATCCATTGGTCTGACTCTTTGCCCCAGCCAGCAACCAGAACGCGCACCATGCCCTTGGACGGCTTCCATGGTCGCCCGTTGTCATTGGCGTAGTGGACAGTAAGGCGACCATCTGCGGATCGCGTCACGCTAGTCACGATAACGGTCAGGTCGCTAGGTAGATCGACCGCATTGAGTTGGTCTGATTTGGCTTGAATATCGGCGGTGACGTCCATTATAGATCTCCTTCCAAGTAGTCCTGCATGGCAAAGTCTGGCAAGCTGATTAATGTCTCAGGCTCGTTGTTGTGCGGTACTATCTCGCCTTGCTTGTACTGGCTGTAGTGCTCCAGATCTTTGAGCAGTGTGTCATTGGCAGCCATTAGTGATATATCGCACAGCCTGAAAACTCGCACGATATGTGGGTAAGTGGATTCCACGGAGCAAAAAACAAAACCCTCAAGCTCGAAGCCTGTAGCGATATGAAACACCCGACTGTAGAACGCTTGTTGCACGTGATAGCGATAGTTGTACACCGATCTGCTAAAATGGTGCGGCGTGTTATCCCGTGTGGTTTTTAGGTCGAAACCAACGAACGATCCGTTATCTAACGCCACCAGTCGGTCAAACCGTACCCGCATCTTTAACCCAGTAAGCGGGCAGGTGGTAAAAACAGACAACTCAGAATAACCACCTTGGTTAAGATAGTGGGCGGCTGCGTCATTACTACGAACGGCGTTATTAATGTCGCCGATCATTTTCACGGTATCACCAACGAATACATTATCAGCGCCAACCGCCTCAGCAGCTCGTTTGTATTCTGTCTGGCGGCGATCTTTTACTTCTGGCAACAAGATGTATCTGTCATCAAATGTTTCTGGCTCCAGTATCTTGGCGTGTACCGCTGTGCCAATTTGGAAGTGGCGGGAAACCTCCCGCTCAGGTGGATTCTCCAGCTTGTAAAGGTTATCCACGGCGACGGATAGCATGGAATTACTCAGGTAATCGCGCTGCTCGTGGTACAGCTCGTTAGGCATACCGAGATAGAAAACATTTTCCTCAATGATATCGCCTTCTGCCCATACCTTAATGGTTAGTCCTGTTTTGTTCATATTAATCACCCACTTTTTTGGTTTTTATTTCACACTTGAAAACAAAGTTAAATCCTAAGCCGCCAGTTGGTCTTGCGTATTCCGTGTTAATTTCGGCGTCCAGAATTAAGCCCTGCTCATCACACAAACCGCACAGCTCAACTAGGTCGGCGTGAATTTTTGTTTTTATTTCGTTTATCTTTTCCGTATTCATTGATGTAGTCCTCAATTAGTCCTACTGCATTATGATAACCAAGCGCAACATAACCAAGCGCGCCATGCTGTTTTTGTGACGCAAGTAACGTTACCTGCTTCATCATGCGTTCACGCGCCTTCTGGTTGTATATAGACTTGAGCAGGTTGGTGCGTTTAAGCTCAATCAATAAAGTGGGCGCGTCCTTGTTGATTGGCAAAAATATAATATCGCAAAGTCCATCTAGCCGCCCTTTTGCCTTGCTGCGTGCGTGTTGTGCGTATGAAGATCGGTTATTGGTTACAAACTCATTTTCAGGATGAAAGACTAGGTGAGCATATTCAGGGTAGGTTGTTCTAAGCCAGTGGAATACCCGAATTAGCGCGGCGTCCTCTTTTTCGCTCTCGCCTCGGTAGCTAGTAGAACCAACAATATGTACGCCCATTTTTTGCATTCTAGAATTATATCATTGTATTTCATTGAATTTTTTCCTGCTTAAAATGTCAAAACCTTTATCATTGACGCGATGCGTTACTGATACTGGCGTTCGCACCTTGTCAACATGCTGCATAATTACTTGCGGTGACTTCATTCGTGCAATCTTTTTAGCTGCCTCCTTGTCCTGTATGTGAGTGGTTACAAATTTACGCCAGTTTGCTCGCTTCCACGACTCGGAGCTGGACACGTCAAATAATTCGCGCGCCTTACCCCCGTTAGCCAGTGTGTAGCGTGCCAGTAACTTGGTGGCGTCTCGTGTGAGACCTAGACTAAAGTCCAGCACGTCAATATAGTCATTATCATTGTAGTGCTTGCCTGATAGGTCTTGTGATGGGTCATTAAGCCATTCGCCGCAATTTCGGCACGCCCTTGAACGCATATCGTTTTTAGCTCCACAACCACGGGATATAACTTTTCCGTTCGGCGCGGTTCTGTCTATACAGGTGACGTAAGAAAAGAAATACTCACAACGATAGCCGTTAACTCGACCAATGCAGCGTCTTGCGTGGATAGAATTCATTTCAGAACATTCGGGGCATTCGATGAGATTCTCATTGTTTGCCCTGCTTTTGCTTGTTGTGCACTCGTCCAGTATCGGGTTTTCGTACATCTCGCCCATGACTTCCATGGTTCCGCTGTAGTCAAGTACTAAGTGGTCGTTCTTATTTACGCCTTGCTCTTTGTGCTCGTCTTTAATGAGTCGCATACCTCGCCCTAGCAATTGCACAAGCAGGGTTAGCGAGCCGATAGGTCGCAATATTACGCTAGTATCAATAACTGGCTCGTCATAGCCAGTGGTTAAGCACCCTACCTGCAATAGGTACTTGGCTTTGCCGTTAGCGATAAGGTTTAGGTTATTATCGTTGGTGCGCTTTGATTGAGTACTGTTTACGATCACCGCTTGACCATCTGGCAGTAGCCTTTGCACCTCCTTGCAGTGCTTGATTCCTGCACAGGTGATCATGACTGCATTACGCTCGCTAGTGATTGTTGTGATCTCGGCAATGATTTTTGTCAGCTTGTCCGTGTCAGCCATGATCTCCTTTTCCATGTTCGCCAAATCTTTACTGCTAAAGTCCGCCGTTCCATGCTCGCTCTTAAAGTCGTATTGGCTCATGTCATAATCGAGTGATTGATCGTGATTGACGTCATAGCCGTAGATGGTGGGCACTAAATAGCCGCGACCCACTAACGTAGCTGTATCGATCTGGTATAGGTTCTCGCGCCAAAACCTACCAACAATGCTGTTGGTGTGGCGGTACGGTGACCCAGTGAAGCCAATGATGATCACTGGCTTGCCGTGTGCCTTGATGTTACGCTCGTTGATCTCGTTGATGATTTGCATGTATTGACTGTCCTCGTTAACGAAATCAACTTGGTGGCATTCATCAATCAGGATCGCCCTTGGCGTGTAAGCGTCCCATGCTCCAGACTCAATCGCTCGACTTGCCGTTGCCTCGTTTGCTACGATGACCTTATCAGCAAGGGCAAGCGTCTTACTGTACGATGCAGAATAGATGGAGTTATGCACACGCATAGCCCAAAACGTGGCGCTGTTCTGTTCCACTAGTTTTAAGTCGCGAGCAAGACAGAGCACTGGATAACCCATTTCGTTGAACCTTGCACAGACTGCACCCATGATGGCTGTCTTGCCTGCTCCCACCGATGCCTCAACGAATGCGCCCATTGGCTCCTTGTCGTCATTCTGGAGTCGCGACAGCGTTCTAAGGTGCTCACTAATGCTGTTATAAGCCTCAATCTGATAGTCGCGTAATGTGTAAGTCCCAAATTGCATAACGCCCGCCTATTAACTAAAAAATACACCGCGATCCAGCAGGATGACGTCCCGTTCTTTTTCTTAGGGTCGAACACAAAAACCACCGATCCTTTTGAATTGCCCGCTTTTTTTGTTTGTGTTGGATGGATAAAAGACAAACGCCCTTTGATTAAGTACATAGTGGTGCAGCGTTCAAACGCACTAGCGAACCATTGCGTGGACGTATCCGATGGAAGAATAAGGACGGACAGCTTGCCCTTTTCCATCTCATTGATGGCTTTCTTTATCCATGGGTAGATGTCGCTATAAGGTGGGTTGCACCAAGTTCGAGATCCCCACTCGTTATCTAAACCCGAATTTTCAATAGTGAAGAATCGGCGGCATTTGAAATTGGTGGAGCTTGCGGCGGCGTCACAGTTGAAACAGAATTTGCGGTCAAAGAACGAAAATACTTGTGGCGGTGTTGCCCATGCGTCCTTTTCCGCTATTGGCGTTTCAGAACGCCCGCCGTATCCTTGGTTAGCGTCTTGATTGTTTGATTGCTTGAATGTTTCCATATTCATACGTCTTACCTTTTTGCAATTTCATTGTTCGGTTGTCGTAAATCATTTGCTTGAGTTTGAGCGCGTCAGCCTCAGCCAGATCGCCGCTACTCGCCAGAATATAAACAATATCAACCTCAGATACGTTGACGTGCTTCACAAAATCCCAAACGTGGTCAGGATCAAAGACGCAATACACTGGCGCACCTCGCATCTGCACGGAAGATCTAGCCGCTACGTGTGGCGTTGTGGCAATGTATAAGCGGTTATCATCAGTGATATAGTGATGCTCAGATTGTTGCCTTGTGTGACCAAACAGGACGTTACAACCGCTGCTTAAATATGTGTTGCCGCTACTTGTCTTATACGTCCCGTCACTTTCGATCATGAGCAGGTCGATAATGTCGCCTTGCTCGTTCATCAGACTTTTAACCTCCAGACCCTGAAAGCTGACGGACTTGATAAAATCACCAAGCCCACAAGCACGGTTGAATCTGCTAGGCTCGGCACTGATTGCCTTTTTTATGTTATCCATATTGTCCAACTCGGTTCTAAAGTATGGCGGCGACTTTTGCGCCACCTTATGTGCGCGTTGTTGTCTTGCTAGTTGCTCCCTCGGTATAGCGTTTAAGTAATCGCCCACTTGCGCGATAGCCTCACCAAAACCACAGTTAAGGTAATCCATAACGAACACCAGCCCAGATCGGTGTCCGCATTGGTTGCATAAAAAATTAAGATCATGCTGACGAACGTAGCGGAACCTATCGTTACCGCCGCAAAGTGGGCACGGATGGTGCTTACCATTGAAAAGGCGGGCATCAAGCCCGCACAGTGATTCAACAATGACAGACCAACTCCCAGCCGCTAAGCGCTCAATGTCATCTTTGTCGTAAAACACTAGCTTACTCCCTGATTTTTTTTGAGCCGTTTAAACTCTTCAAACAATTCTGGAGTCTGGATCTGTTCGCTCAGGTAATTTCGAACAATCGCCAATTCCTCATCACTTAACATGCCCATAAAGTAATCTATCTCCTCCTTGAGTTCGTAAGCGGTCATGCTAGCCGCCGCCTCCCTCCCGATACTTTCACAGCGACCGTAAAACCTATAACATGCTTTCATCTTAAACACTCCCTCATTTGCTTGCCGTTAATCCAGTCGCCTAGATAGTCATTGACAACCTCCAGCTTATCCTCGTCATGCTCGGATAGCTCGTCACTAAGGCGAGCGATAACCATGCCGACAGCTTCAACTAAGTCAGCGAGACGTTCGGTATCGTCACCCTCCACCAGCATGGACACGTAATTGCACGCGCTCACGGTCTCACCGTTATGCTCAACCATTAACTCTAAATCACTCATTGCCTTACTCCTGCTTATTAATCACTGGCTCACGCGGAGCCGATCAAGTATGATTTTACTAACACTTATCAAAAAAAAGACGCTAAAACCGCCAAGGTTTTGCCCTGTATGTTAAAATTTTGCTACCACTTTGACTGATGGGTAACCCATGGACACTAGCCGCATTGAAATGACACTTATCGAACTACAAAAAAGCATGGTCGAACTAGCCACACTACAAAAAGCAGCAGCAGAACGTGAAGAAAGGTTCGAGCGGCGTATTTTGCGGATAGAAAGCCAGATAGAAAACAATACTGCATTCATCTGGCGTTTTTCTGGTGGTCTTAGTGTGATGCTTTTTGTTTTCGGTTGCCTAATGAAATTCGTCTAGTTAAAAAAGCCAACGAACAGCGCAATACATAAGTAAGCGAAAAAAGGAACGCCGAAATGTTCAGCATGGTGCGATACAGCTTGCTAGGCGTTGTATTGCGGCATGTGCTTTTGGTGTTAACCCATTTTGATTGAGCGGCTTTTGTATATTTGTTCATTGGTCGATCTCCATTTGTGCGTGTTTTTTAACGAACGCCACACGGCGTGGGTTTTTGTGGACGGATTGGGTCAATGCCTCATATTTAAGCCAGTCCATATCGCTATCAAATTCGCCATCAGAATCTGCCATCTGGTTGAACGGATAGGCAATATCAAGCCCCTGTAACCTGAACATCTTAGCTATAAATACGCTCCTTTTGTTTTCTGAAATGTCAGCATCATAGGCGTAGTCTTTAAACAGGCGACAAAGCCCGTGCGACTCCCTTTGTTCTATCTTGCCGTCTAGCCAGTCTTGGCAAAACTGCCTAAACAGCAGTTTAAGTTCATTAGCCATCATAATTCACCCGACTTAATTTGTTAACTTGACGGTTGAAATATACAACACACAAAAAAGAAAAAGCGTGACGACCATCACGCTTATTAAAGTTAGTTTGACAGGAACAAGTCGCCAATCACTTTAACCAAGATCGTGAGAATTGCTACCGATACAACAGAAATTAAAATGGGCAAAAGCACACCCATTTCTATCATCTCCCCGATTAGCCCCAGCGCTGCTAGCACTATAATTACCACTGCAAATGCAACTGCCCAGCTCATTGCTCACCTTCCAAACAGTCCATTTCTGGCGCGTCAGGAAGCAGCGCATAGGCTTCGATCTCGTTGTTGTTTGCAGAGCAAAGTGCACCCGTCTCGGCACAAATGTCTATATAGTCAATGTGCCATTGGCAACCGTCCCACACCAATATATCCACACCAAAAACATCAATATCATCAATTGAAAATACTTTGATAACATCAATTTCTTTAATCATGATCTTTCTCCCTTAGTTCCACTAAGAATGCGGCGTTAGCCATCAGGTGTGCGGCGTGGGGCAAGCCTGATTCCTTGTCTAATTCTTCACCGCCTACAATCGCAAACGCATGACGTAATGCGGCGGCTAGGTATCGTTGCTTTCCGTCCTCCACGTGCCGCCAGTTGTGTGCGGCGTACTTTTCGGCTCCCATGGTCAAAACTTTGGCTAGCTCATCAATGGCGGTGGCGGGCAGCAGGTCATATCGTGGCTTGCCATTGTCCGCTTTCATGCCTGTTGTTTTTGTTTTGGGTAAACTTCCTCAAAAAGTCGAACTCACTAGCCACTGCAACTGCTGACGGCTCGATACTCTCGTG